CGATAACCTGTCGGCGGATTATCTCAAGAGCCTCGAACGGCTGCCCGAGCGGCAGCGCAAGCGCTTCTTCGAGGGCGTCTATATCGACGATCTCGACGGCGCGCTGTTCAACTACGAGATGATCGCCCGCGCCCGCGTTGCCGATCTGCCGAAGGCTGACCGCCAGCGTGTCGTCGTTGCGGTCGATCCGTCGGGCGCCTCGAGCCGCGACGACGACCGCGCCGACGAGATCGGCATCGTCGTTGCCGCGCGCGGCGCCGACGGCCATGCCTATGTGCTTGCCGACCGCTCGCTGCGCGATGCGCCTGCCGCTTGGGGCCGCGTCGCGGTGCAGGCCTATCACGATTTCGACGCCGACCGCATCGTGGCGGAGGAGAATTTCGGCGGCGAGATGGTGCGTTTCGTCATTCGCGCCGCCGATCCCAATCTGTCGGTGCACATGATCTCGGCCTCGCGCGGCAAGGTGTTGCGCGCCGAGCCGGTGTCGGCGCTGTATGAGCAGGGTGTCGTGCATCACGTCGGCCGTTTCGCCGTGCTGGAGGATCAGCTCTGCGCCTTTACCACGGCGGGCTATCGCGGCGAGGGCAGTCCGGATCACGCCGACGCGCTGGTCTTTGCCGTCACCGAGCTGATGCTCAAAGCGGACAACACCGCGATCATCGAATTCTACCGCCTCAAAGTGGAGGACCAGGCCCAGCCGGCCGCGGCCGAGGCGGCGCCCGAAGCGCCGGCGAAGATCCGCTTACGCGTGCCGGAGAACATCTCCGGCGTTCATGGTCTGTCCAGTACATATTACATGGTGGACGCTGAGCGCGTGATTGCGGTGGAGCCGGGCGACGTCGAGCCCCTCCTTAAGGCCGGCTACGTGCAGCTGGTCGATGACGACAAAGGGTCGATCGCATGAACCCCTACGGACCGCGCATTTTGAGCGCCGTGCCGCAGACCCTGCACACGCAGCTCGAGATCGCCGAGGCGATCCGCACGCTCGCTGGGCCGGACGAGGACGAATTGCTGCGGCAGCGGCGCGCGGAGATCGCCGCGATCCGCCGCGATTTGGATGCGCTCGCGCGCGACGTTCGCAAGCTCGCGGAAGAATTGCCGGCGCTGGTGATGGCGGAGTTGCAGTCGGATCTGAAAAAATACAGCTCCGATCAGCCGCGCGTGCCGGCCGGCAACCGCGATGGCGGGCAGTGGACGAGTGGGGCTTATGGCGAGATCGCGGCGTCACCGGATCTGTCTGGTGAGAGGACGAGCGATATCCTTAAACCACGAACGCAATACGCTCAGGCCGAGACCAATTCGCGTATTGATGCGGCGGGCGGCGGCAACGCCACTAATACTGCTGCGCAAGATACGTCGTTTTGGCATAACCTGTGGACTGTGGGCTCTACGGTCTGGACGCGAAACGATCCTGAACGTCAAAGAATTTGGTCGTACGAACTTCCTGAGGGTCATCCAAGAGCCCCAGTGGAATTTGTGGACAGTGATGGCGTCCCGATCCACGACAATCAGGGCCAGCCAATTTTTCGACCTGCCAATATGCCCCCGGAAAGGTACGTGCAGGCGGGATTGGCAAACCCATTTTCGGGAGCTGCGTTGAGCGCGCTGATGAGCCCGCAAGATCAGGTCGGACCTTGGGATTCTACTCCAGCTGTAGCTAGGGCAATCTTTTATTCGCTAATGGCTCCTGTCTCCCCTGGCGGAGCTCTGGATGCCGAGCGGTTCGATTTTGCCCGTGTTAGAGATTATCGCCACTGTCTGAACATCATGATCGGTGTTTATGGTGCGGCAGCGGGTTTGGACCAGAACGACGTCCTCTCAACCGTGGACGATTACGCTGTACATTTTTCCAGATTCGGCGCTGACGAGCGGCTAGACGATGTCTACACCCATTCGGCCAAGCAGGATGTCGAAGATACGAAACGGGGCTATAGATTGTACCAATCGGGACGTATTCGACTGGGGCGGTGAGTGCCGTGCAGGGCGCAAGTGACGACCGAATTCTCTTTTGGCCGATCGTTGCTGCCGTTGGCTGTGGGCTGGCCTGTCTGATTGCTTATTCGGGCCCATTCCTTAAATACTTCCTTTTCGTTCTCTTTCCCCCCTTCGGCCTTGCCACTTTAGCATGCGGCGCTGCCGGCATTGCCAAAGCCTGTTCGTTGGCCTCTGCTCTCAGTGCTGGCCCATACTTTCTATACCTATTCTTCATTCCCATTTTGATTTTGTTCTGGGGAGGGACAGGTGTGACCGTCGCTATAATTGCCGCAATGAACTGCGTGGAGCACGGACTTAAGCACACTTGGCGTCGGTTGTTGTCCACGCTGATTTTGCTGCTGACCGCGATCGTTGCGGCAGCCAATCTCGATGCCTTCAGGCGCAGTGGGGATTATATCTATCTTTCCGCAATGTATCTTCGTTACACGGCCGAGATATCAAAGCTGCCTGCCGACAAGTCGCGATTCAAGGTTTGGCAATGGGAATCCTTCCCGGGGCCTTGCGGTAACGGGGTAGCCTATGATGAAAGCGACGCGATAGTTTCCGGCAACCGATCAACAAATGACGAATACCTCGGCTCTGTGGACGTTGAATACCGTTCGCATGCACTCGGTCACTTTTATTTCGTGAGAGTTTGCTAGCGGCAGCTTATTGACCTGGCGCGCGTTTGCAATTGACCAATGTTCCCTGAGCAATCTTGAGTAGCAGGCGGCCATCAACGTCAGACCATTCCTGGATTAGCGCCAGCTTCGAATTAGAGTTCGCTCTTCACATTGCTTTCCAGTCGTGCCGCCGCGGATCGCATCCGTCGCGGCATGTGACGGCCCGCTTTGCGCGGGCTTGATCCACGCTTGCCTTCGCGCACCGCTGCAACGCCCGTGCGTTTTCCGTCTTCAGCTCCGGCGGAACGCATGTCCCTCCCGGACAGCGGGTTGGCGGGAAGGCGGCGTGGGTCGCCGGGCCGGGATCTGCCGCAGCTATTTCGACGGCAGCATCCCGGCCACCTTTTTCGCGCGCCGTCAGCCGCGCCAACGACCAGACAGAAACAGGATCACGATGAGCGAACAGGTGCGCGGCGCCGGCCAGCCGACTTGGCCGCTGTCGCCGTATCAGATCCAGGTGTCGTACGGCCCGAGCCAGGGTACGCCGAGCCAAAGCATTTCGAGCAACGGCATCGCGCGTGGCTCGGGCGCCGACTGGTTCGGCCCGCTCGACCCGATGCGGCCGATCGCGCCGCCGGACGTTGCCGGCAGGCGGTTCGATTTCCCGCCCGGCTACAATCTCGTCACCCGGCCGCGCGCCTACGAGAGCATCGGTTTTGCCGAGTTGCGCGGTTTCGCCGACGCCTACGATCTGTTGCGGCTCGTCATCGAGACGCGCAAGGACCAGATGGAGCGCCAGCGCTGGCGCATCCGGCCGCGCGATGCAAAATCCAAGCGCCGCAGCGCCGCGATCGATCCGGACATGACCGCGCGCATCGCCGGCATCGAGGGCTTTTTCCAAAAGCCCGACGGCATCACGCGCTGGAAGACTTGGCTGCGCGCGCTGCTCGAGGACATGTTCGTCATCGACGCGGCGACGCTGTATTGCCAGCGCACGCGATCCGGCCAGCTCTGTGCGCTGCAGCAGCTCGACGGCTCGACCATCAAGCGCGTGATCGACGATTGGGGCCGCACGCCGCAGCCGTTCGCCGCAGCCGACGGCACAACGGTCTATCCGCCGGCCTATCAGCAGGTGCTCAAAGGACTGCCGGCGGTCAACTATTCGGCGCGCGACATCGTCTACCGGCCGCGCAACGTGCGCGCTCATCGGGTCTACGGCTATTCGCCGGTGCAGCAGGTGCTGATGACCGTCAACATCGCGCTGCGCCGGCAGCTCTGGCAGCTCGATTATTTCACCGAGGGCTCCATCCCCGACGCGCTGATCGGCGTGCCGCAGGGCTGGACGCCGGACCAGATCAAGCAGTTCCAGGATTATTGGGACACCGAGTTCGCCGGCGACCTGGCCAAGCGCCGCCGCGCAAAATTTGTGCCCGGCGAGACCGCGGCCAAAGTCGTCCAGACCAAAGAGCCGCAGCACAAGGACGATTTCGACGAATGGCTCGCCCGCATCATCTGCTTCGCGTTTTCGGTGCCGCCGCAATGGGCCACCAAGGTGATGAACCGCGCCACAGCCGACAACCAATCGGCGCAGAGCGAGGAGGAGGGTCTCGAGCCGACCAAGGAGTGGGTCAAGGATTTGGTCGACGAGATCGTGGCGGAGGAATTTGCCGCGCCCGATCTGGAACTGCATTGGCTGGACGAGGACGAAGGCGATCCCGAGACGGTGCTCGAAGGCCGGCTGAAAGTCGGTGCGCTCACGCTGAACGAGATGCGCGACGCGCTCGGCCTCGACCCCTTCGACAACGCTGCGGCCGACCGCCCGATGGTGCTCACCGCCACGGGCTTTGTGCCGATCGAGGCGAATGTCGGCGGAGAGGGGGCGAATGCAGGACAAGCGGTCACGAACGGTCAAAGCACAAATGCGGAGAAGCCGTCCGGAAAGCTAGCGCTTATGAAAGCGAGCGCTGACGATGCCGAGCATCCCGGCTGGCCTGCCGGCACCCCAGGAGGCCGAGGCGGCAAGTTTCGGCCGAAAGATGGCGAAAACGGTGGTGAAACGCAGGACAATAGGAAAGAAACCAGGACGCGTTCTGCTTCCGAGCCAGCGGGTGCTCGGCCAGAGCAGCCAGCGCAATACGCGGCTCTAGAGATCGGCGCGCCAAATGGGGCTTCCGATGAGGAATCTAGAACAGCAGAAGCTGATAATGCTGTTTTACAGCACTTGGCGATACGCGATATCGAGAGATTTGATCTGACCGGCGATCCTCGGGTGAACGCAGTCAGCATAGAGCTCACAGTCATCTTGGCGCTTCTGATGGATGGCCTTGTGCGTCCCTCGGATATGAGCCCTCAGGAATATGGTAGGCTCATACACTTAGCATTCGCCGCGCTGGTCAAGGCCGCCAATATTCCAGGAATCAAGCCTGAAGATGTGGAGACCACCTTCCCTGACGGACCGTACGGATCGCCTGATAGCATCAGAACGGACGTCGTCCTACGTGATACGACAACTGGAGCGATAATTGCGATATACGATGTTAAGACCGGAAAATCTGACCTCTCTCTCACCAGAGCCGATGAACTCCGTAGAAAAAGTAAAGCCTCACCCACAACACCTGTAATCGAATTGCGTGACATGGGGGCGATGTTAAAATATCTCGTAGCCCACGCTAAATTGGCCAGTGCGTAGAGACGGCTAACAGCCAGTAACGAGGAAGGCTGAAAATGTCTATGGAACTTTGGATTCTCTCGGACAAGCAGCTGGGTTCAATAACTCAGTGGCAGGCGGCAATTGACCGCAACGGCTATCCGCTTCGGCTGTCTGTTGAAAAGCCATTAGAGGCTCTCGATGGATTCTTGCCTTCTTCCTTGCGCGGCGAATTGACTGGCTTCGAATGCCATCTTGAAAACGCCGCTGCATTTCAACAACACAATCCAGATTTTCATTTCGATCGTAGTTGGAAATACGTCTTGGCAATCCGCTGGCTTGGCAGCAAAAGGAGTGAGTTGGCTGCGGCCTGGATGGCTGGATCGGCGTATGCTCAGGCAACGGACGGTATCGTCATTGATGACCAAGAGGGGAAAGTCCGCGACGCTGTCGAAGCGGGTGATTTGGCTCGCCGCATATTTGATGCGCCAGAGGTCGACATAAAGCCGATTGTCGATGATGTAATGCGGAAGCTTAAACTGGGTCCTTATCGCGAGAACTGAGCAAAAGCGGATCCGCAAATCAGTGATCGAGACGCAGAATGAACGTGCATTGAATCCTGATATTCTCGCCTTGCGCGAGGCGACGGTCGCAAGAATCCCGTGAAGAAACGTACCCTCGGCGTTAATAGAAGGAAATAGATACAATGGTCAATTGGTCCACAGCAAAGGAAGGCGTCGTCGCCGAAGTGTTGCGCGACAGCGAGACCTTCTTGGCGGGAACTGTCTCGCTCGCTACTTCTGCCGACCAACGTGCTGCTGTAGTAGCGGGGACGTTCGCAACAGCCGGGGCTGCTATCGTCGCCGGAATTATCGGATTTGCCGCGGCCGCAAGTGCCACCAATAGCTATGCGCCCGCTGTATATGCGGGCGGCCTGTCGGCGGCGCTTCTGTTCATCACTGGCTCCATTTTCTGTATCCGTGCAGCAATGCCTGTCGGGTTTCATCTGCCGGGAACAAAGCCAAGTGGATGGGAAGATGATGTAACCAGCGGTCACACTCTTCTAGAGTGCCAGCATGATTTAATTGCAATTCGCGAAAACGCGATCAGAGAAAATCTGGGAATTATCGCGACGAACGCACGACGCTATACGATTGGCGCATATCTCGGTATAGCGGCGCCTGTGATAGGCGCCCTCGTTTGGGGAGGTGTTCTACTTTTCCAGCATTGCCTATAGACAGTCTATTTTTCCTTTTTGGGTGGCGACTTGGGCGGTCCCGACGTGCCCTTGTGATCTGACGTTTTGCGATCCGGTGCCGGTAGGATTTTCCCAGCGCGGTGGGAAGTTCCGTCTTTACGAGTGCTGGTGCCGCCTTCCAATTTAATAACCTTGCCGGGGTCCTTGACCATCACATTTCTCCCTAATACCCGCCCATTAATGTGAGGAGGAAAATATGCAGAACATTTACGCGCGGAACAAGTGGGCTATTACGACTTTTACCCCTTTCCGAGGCGACGTAGGACTTCACCAACGGTGTCTGCTTTCAGGGCGACCGGATCAATCGCCAAGGAAATCGCAACGTCGCAATTCGGGCAGCAATAGGCAACGCTGACCCAATTCATCCCCTTCGCTTTTACGGTCAGAGTCTCAAGTTTAATCGAACCCATATGGCTATCGCAGTGCGGACATTTTGCCATTTCTCGCCCTCCACATCATAAATTGCTTTGCCTTGTGTTTATGCGTTCGCGGCCTTGCCAGATTGATAATAGATCAATCGCCTCCCAGCGATATCCTTGATCGTTTTTTTCAGCGGCCTTGTCACTTACGCCAAATGCAATTCGCTCATTATACCTAAAATCGAACTCGCCAAAGCAACGCTTTAGATGCTGCGGGCTGAAGCGGGGTAGGGAAGGGTGGGGGATTCGCCGGCGACCTGGCCAAGCGCCGGCGGGCAAAATTCGTGCCCGGCGAGACGGCGGCCAAAGTCGTCCAGACCAAGGAGCCGCAGCACAAGGACGATTTCGACGAATGGCTCGCCCGCATCATCTGCTTCGCGTTTTCGGTGCCGCCGCAATGGGCCACCAAGGCGATGAACCGCGCCACCGCCGACAATCAGTCGGCGCAGAGCGAGGAGGAGGGTCTCGAGCCCACCAAGGAGTGGGTCAAGGATTTGATCGACGAGATCGTGGCGGAGGAATTTGCCTCGCCCGATCTCGAGCTGCATTGGCTCGACGAGGACGAGGGCGACCCCGAGACGGTGCTCGAAGGCCGCCAGAAAGTCGGCGCGCTCACGCTGAACGAGATGCGCGACGCGCTCGGCCTCGACCCCTTCGACAACGCCGCCGCCGACCGCCCGATGGTGCTCACCGCCACCGGCTATGTGCCGATCGAGGCTAATGCGGGACAACAGGAGGCAGGTGCGAACGGGCAGAGCGCGAACGCGCAAAGCGCGCCGGCCGTGCAAAAATATAGTCCTGACCAGCCGCGTGTGCCGGCGGGCAATTCCGGCGGCGGACAGTGGACGACGGGCGATGGTGGCAGCGGATCGCCATCAAGCTCGTCCGGTGCCGCAGGCGATGGGTCGGAACAACCCACGCGATACGCCGCGCGGGATACCGGCACGCTGACGGACGAGACGCCAGGTGCACCATCGAATTCGCAGGAACGTAATGATTCAGCGAGACCCTTCGCTCAGGTCGCGGCCAATGAACCGTCACAACAAAAGCCCATCGACTTGCTTGAAGAAGAGGCACCTCGCGGCATTGGGCATACGATCGCGGACCATGTAGGAAAGTCGGATGCGGAGTTGTTGGCAGTAATAAATAGGAAGACGTGGACTTTTCCAGCAAGCCTCACCGGACACCGAGAAGGATCGTTTGACTCGATTGGAATTGCACAAGATCTTGTCAACCGTACGCTCGATGCATCCGAAAACGCGGCGCAAATTGCGGACGTTGTCAGCGGCAGGCAGACCGCGGACCTTATCAAGATGAAGTTCGACTTTATCACTGGTCGCGAATGGTATCGGCCTGAACCCGATGCCGAACCGTATCTGCGGGTGACTTGGGGAGTTGGTGTTGTGATTCTGCACGATCCGAGTGCGCCACGCCGCTACAGAGTACTTACCGCGTATCCTCGGAATGACTGACAGCCCGGGTGCGAAACAGTGGCATCTATGTTACCGTTGTGCAGGGTCGAAGTACTGCGGAGGGATGCCAGTCAATCCGGTGTTCCCGCGAACACGTGACAGGTGACGCAATGTCTAACTTAGCAATGATTGTTTATTCGGAGTACGATGGCGTCGAGTCGACGATCGAGTGGCGTAATGAAGAGCAATTTCAACAGGTAAAAAAATTCTTGGAGGATATGGGTTTGCACGTCACCGAGACTTTGTTGGATGGCGAGCGCACGAAGCCGGCGTTCGTCTACATGAAGACTGAACAACAGTACAAGGCCATGTCTGAGTTCTCGTGGTCGCTGGAAGGAAGCTAGACGACACAGATCGCGTGGTCTCCTCGCGGCGTTTTCGATGTCGTTATGTGTCTAGCTTTGCGAGGGACAAACATGAGGATTAATTCGGCTTTCCATGGCCGGCCGATAGTGTGCGCGCGCTACGGGCAAAATCGTCTGCCAGTCGGCGTAAATCATCTCCGGAAATTGGAAAAGCAAGCTGGCAGCACGCGAGCTGAATCACCAGCATCGTCTCGTCTGGAGATCGACCGGCGCCAAGCCCCATTCCGCGAGCGGGAATCGGCGCCCACTCCTTCGTTTCGAGTCGCGGCGGCGTCTCGTCGGCGGGGTGGTCGGAATGTGTGACAACGAAATCGGCGCAGCCCACTAGGAATTGGATTGCATCACCGATTTCGCCAAGCGGAATGGCTATATCGAATGTTCGACTTTCCGTTTCCACTTTTATCCAAATTGCCTGCCCATCAGTCGAAACCATTGGATCAGCGAAGCGCTGTAATTTTTCGGGGTTTCTGTTCATTTCGCTTGCGCCTCTTTTGTCTGATGTCGCCGATTTCATAATCGAGTTGAAATTCGGGGACGTCAACATCGCGCTGCGCCGCCAGCTCTGGCAGCTCGATTATTTCACCGAGGGCTCGATCCCCGACGCGCTCATCGGCGTGCCGCAAGGCTGGACGCCGGACCAGATCAAGCAGTTCCAGGATTATTGGGACACCGAATTCGCCGGCGACCTCGCCAAGCGCCGCCGGGCAAAATTCGTGCCCGGCGAGACGGCGGCCAAAGTCGTCCAGACCAAGGAGCCGCAGCACAAGGACGATTTCGACGAGTGGCTCGCCCGCATCATCTGCTACGCGTTTCAGGCATGATCGGGAAAAGTGGAAGCCGGTTTTCCGAAAAGATCATGCCTCTTTAAGAATTCGGAGTGTAGTCGCTTCGAAGTGAAGCGACTGCACTCCGCTGGCCGCCGCAATGGGCCACCAAGGCGATGAACCGCGCCACCGCCGACAATCAGTCGGCGCAGAGCGAGGAGGAGGGGCTCGAGCCGACCAAGGAGTGGGTCAAGGATTTGATCGACGAGATCGTCGCAGAGGAATTTGCCTCGCCCGATCTCGAACTGCATTGGCTCTACGAGGACGAAGGCGATCCCGAAAAGGTGCTCGAAGGCCGCTTGAAAGTCGGAGCGCTCACTCTCAACGAAATGCGCGACGCGCTCGGCCTCGATCCCTTCGACAACGCCGCCGCCGATCGCCCGATGGTGCTCACCGCCACGGGCTACGTGCCGATCGAGGCGAATGCGGGTGGGCAGGGGGCAGGTGCGGACGCCGGAGCGAATGGGAAAAGCGCGTCGGCCGTACAAAAATATAGTTCCGACCAGCCGCGTGTGGCGGCGGGCAATCCCGATGGCGGTCAGTGGACGACGGGCGTTGGTGGCAACGGGTCGACCGATTCAACTAATGAGTCGGACCAAAACGGAACTTCGCGACCAGTGCAATATGCGGCGCTTGAAACCGACACTCGAACGGATGCGACGCATATTCCCGAAGGCGTACGATACGCTGGCGGGCCGACACAAATTGTAGTCGACCCAAGCGCGTTGACTGGTATTTCGCAGATCGATGACGTGACAAAGAAACTGGCAAATGTTTTAGCAAGGACTATTGATGAGCTTGGACTAGTTCTGGAAAGCCCTCAAAAGTTCGGTATGATTGTGCACGCCGCCTTCGCCGCCAATGTCCGTTTGGAAGGTATACGTGGGATCGGGTTCTCCGAAGTTGAGGCAACATTCGCGTTGCCTCCCGGTTACACCAAGTTTAGCATCAAACCAGATGTTGTTTTGCGTAATGACATTGGCGACATCATCGCTATATATGATGTCAAAACGGGGGATGCGGGTATATATCCGTGGAGGGAGGATGAATTCCGTGCGGCGACGAAGAACTCGTTGGTGCCGATCATCGAATTGCGTTTATGCGACGACTTGCCGAATTGCGCCCTAGCGATTAGGCGCCGGCGGTAATTGGACGGAAGGGAAATCTAATGTCGATGCAAATCTGTGTTCTTTGCGACTCTCGGCTTGCTTCAATGTCGGAATGGCAACACGCCATTGATGCCGAAGGATTTCCCTTGCGGCTGCCTGAAGATGCGCCGCTTGCAAACTCGAAGGGCGGCAACCTTATAGCAAAATTGCGCGACAATGAGGTTGGAGTTGAGTACACGATTGCAGACCTACGTGAACTGAAAGAGACCTACAAAGACTTTAATTTTGGTCGCGATTGGAAGCTTGTTCTTGCATTTACGTGGTTCGCAAAGTTAAGCGATGGAGTGGCGGCGTGGATGGCCGCGACTGCATATGCCCGCGCGACCGGCGGCGCTGTCTTTGACGAGCAGGAGCAAAAGATTTTCACTCCAGAGGAATCGCTGCAAATTGCTCAAGATATTGACCGATCCCTGCCTGAAATGGAGGCTACGTTGCAGAATTTTATGCAGCGGCTTTCAGCGAAGTCGTGACCGAGCCACGCCTTCTGACCTGGCGCCGCGTTATGGATCAGGAGTGTCGTACGAAACGCGCGGGAAACTCACTGCGGAAGTGTTCTACGATTTCGGGGCGGCACGAGCTGCACAAAACCGCTAAACGTTTTGCCTTCGCTCATGATTTCCACAGCGCCGTCCGGTAACTGTTGTCCACGGCCAAACGGCCCTTGAGGGGTTGGATTTCCGCGCAGCTTTATCCATAGTTTGACATCTTGCTCATCGTAGAAAAGGTCACCTGAGCAGTCCCCGTCAGGCAGGGGCTTCCACTCGGGGCTAAAAGTGAAAGGCTTCTTGTTCTAGTCGCATCGCGGGTCGGTCTGGGGCCGCAAAGCTGCAAGGCGCGCCTGCTCGGTTGCGAGGCGCGTTGCCTCCTGGGTGGCTCTCTGCTGAGCCGCTTCCGCCCTCGTCTGCTGACAGGCGGTGTCGCAGCTAGTTGCCAGGTCATATCCGATGAGCAGCAGTAGGAGTGCTCCTGTGCCGAGCATAGCCGCACGGACGTAACCCTCGACCAATAAAGCGCAAAACAATATGCCCAGTCCTGCAAGGAGCGCGAGTACAAGCTTGCTACTAAAGCCGAAATAAATTGTTACAATTCCGACGATGACAATAAAGCCGATTGCGGCGCCAAATTGAACGTCCCTTGAATTGACCGGCATTGATTCCCCCCTGATCAATTCCCGTAAGGTGGAATCTAATCTAACCGAATAATTTGGTCCAGCGGGCATCACGCGCTGGAAGACCTGGCTGCGCGCGCTGCTCGAGGACATGTTCGTCATCGACGCGGCGACGCTGTATTGCCAGCGCACGCGCTCAGGCCAGCTCTGCGCGCTGCAGCAGCTCGACGGCTCGACCATCAAGCGCGTGATCGACGATTGGGGCCGCACGCCGCAGCCGTATTGGGACCCCCTCCTATCCTCCCCCGCAAGCGGAGGAGGGAAGGGTGGGGGAATGATCTATCCGCCGGCCTATCAGCAGGTGCTCAAAGGTCTGCCGGCGGTCAACTATTCGGCGCGCGACATCGTCTACCGGCCCCGCAACGTGCGCGCCCACCGGGTCTACGGCTATTCGCCGGTGCAGCAGGTGCTGATGACCGTCAACATCGCCGTGCGCCGCCAGCTCTGGCAGCTCGATTATTTTACCGAAGGCTCCATCCCAGACGCCCTGATCGGCGTGCCGCAGGGCTGGACGCCTGACCAGATCAAGCAGTTCCAGGATTATTGGGACACCGAGTTCGCCGGCGACTTGGCCAAGCGCCGGCGGGCAAAATTCGTGCCCGGCGAGACCGCGGCCAAAGTCGTCCAGACCAAGGAGCCGCAGCACAAGGACGATTTCGACGAGTGGCTCGCCCGCATCATCTGCTTTGCCTTTTCGGTACCGCCGCAATGGGCCACCAAGGCGATGAACCGCGCCACCGCCGACAATCAATCGGCGCAGAGCGAGGAAGAGGGGCTCGAGCCGACCAAGGAGTGGGTCAAGGATTTGATCGACGAGATCGTGGCGGAGGAATTCGCCTCGCCCGATCTCGAGTTGCATTGGCTCGACGAGGACGAAGGCGATCCCGAGACGGTGCTCGAAGGCCGGCTGAAAGTCGGAGCGCTCACGCTGAACGAGATGCGCGACGCGCTCGGCCTCGACCCCTTCGACAACGCCGCCGCCGACCGCCCGATGGTGCTCACGGCCTCAGGCTTTGTGCCGATCGAGGCCAATGCGGGACAACAGGAGGCAGGTACGAACGGGCAGAGCGCGAACGCGCAAAGCGCGCCGGTCGTACAAAAATATAGTCCTGACCAGCCGCGTGTGGCGGCGGGCAATCCCGGCGGAGGACAGTGGACGACGGGCGATGGTGGCAGCGGATCGCCATTAAGCTCCTCCGATGCCGCAGGCGATGGGTCGGAACACCCCACGCGTTACACGGCGCGCGAGACCAGTACGCTGACGGATGAGACGGAAGGCGGGACACCAAATAGCAATTGGCCATCGAAGGAACATTACGCCGCTACCCAGATCACGGTCGATCCTAGCGCCGTCACGGGCAATCCCTTTATCGACGGCACCACTGCGAAGCTCACAGCCATCCTCGTCCAGATAATGAACGGTCTTGAGCGTGCCCCCGGCATTAGCTCGCAGCAATATGGTAGGCTCGTTCACGAGGAGTTTGCAGATGCAGTGGTGGCCGCAGTGCTTCCCGGCATAGCAGCGAATGATGTTGAGAAAACGTTTCCTGAGGGATTGCCCTATGGATCGACAAATAGTATCCGGACTGATGTTGTTTTACGTGATGACAAAGGGACTGTCATTGCGATATATGATGTGAAAACGGGACGTGGTCTGGAGCCGTCGAGAGTCGACGAGCTTCGTGCAAAAACCCGCGCGTCTTCCGACACGCCAGTGATCGAACTTCGCTTCGAGGGGCCGGTGTTGAAAATTCAGTTCGCGGGGCTGAGCTCGGCTGCGGAAATTGGAGCGGCGCACTCACAACTCGACCTCAAGGGGCTTTGACATGTCGATGGAGCTTTGGGTCTTCTCCGATAAGGAGTTAAGTGCAATAGCGGAGTGGCAAGCTGCCATCGACGCCGAAGCCTATCCGCTGAAGCTCGATGACGTAACGCCATTCGAAAAGCTAGAGGGTTTCCTACCCGCGCATTTACGAGGAGAATTAACTGGGTTTGAATGTTATCATGGCGATGCTGACAAATTGATACGCGACAATTCAGACCTAAATTTTGGCCATGCTTGGAAATATGTGCTCACCTTTCGATGGGTCGGCAGCAAAGTGAATGAGCTGCGGGCAGCCTGGATGGCCGGCACGGCATATGCGCGCGCTACTGATGGCATCATATTCGACGACCAAGAAGGGAAGTTCCGTAATGCAACAGAGGCGCGTGACGTGGTGCGAGACGTTGAGCGCGACATGCCTAATATCGACCATAAAGCCTTAGTCGACAAAGTCTTGCGGGAGCTTAAATTAGGACCGTATCGCGAAACGTGAGCGATAGCACTGAGGCTTATCCAGACTCGCGCTTGCGCCGCTCGATTGTTACTGCAGTGGCTGACGCTCAATGCGAAGTTCGAGTTGTCATCGTCGGTTGATTGGGGCGACTTCATTGCGCGGGTGCGTTTTGGTGTCGACTGGGCGGCGAGAGTATGACGTATCCTCCGCCTGCCTATCAGCAGGTGCTCAAAGGCCTGCCCGCGGTCAACTATTCGGCGCGCGACATCGTCTATCGGCCGCGCAACGTGCGCGCCCACCGGGTCTACGGCTATTCGCCGGTGCAGCAGGTGCTGATGACCGTCAACATCGCGCTGCGCCGTCAGCTCTGGCAGCTCGACTACTTCACCGAAGGCTCGATCCCCGACGCGCTGATCGGCGTGCCGCAGGGCTGGACGCCCGACCAGATCAAGCAGTTCCAGGATTGTCTGCTCCCTAACCCTCCCCGCAAGCCCGGGAGGGAAGGGTGGGGCTTCGCCGGCGACCTCGTCAGGTGCCGCCGCGCCAAGCTCGTGCCCGGCGACAACCGCAAGACGCTTGCACCTACTCCGCCAGCAGAGATCAAACCACATGAAACCGCCGCTGCCGCGCATCGAAAGCGCCGTGCCCCGGGCGCTGCACGTGCAATTCGAAATCGCCAAAGCGATCCGCACGTTGGCGGGCCCGGACGAGCGCGAGCTGCTGCGCCAGCGGCGCGCCGATATCGCAGTGCTCCGCCGCGATCTCGAGCTGCTTGCTGCCGACATACGCAACGCCTTCGAGGCGGCCTCAACACTGGCGAAAGCAGAGCTGCGGGCGGCGCTGAAAAAATACAACGCCGACCAACCGCGCGTACCCGCCGGCAATCCCGATGGTGGGCGGTGGACGAACACGGGCGCCGACGTGTCGTCAGCGACAATTGCCGGTCAACGCGCAGACGGCGTGCCGAAGCCGCGCCAATACGCTCAACTGGTGACCGATACGCGGGTGGACGCCGCGACAACCGGCAGCATTCCGTATTGGCAGGGGAGGGATTCGGCGAGGGTTCAACTTGTCAACGACATTCCAGCGGCGGTTGGCCTGGCGGCAACCCTGCAAAGGCTTGTCGCACTGGGCAGGATCACGGAGGAGGAGGCGGCTGAGATCCAACAATCGACCAATGCCTACGAGGCCGCGCAAGGCGCTCGACTGGCGGCAGCCATCGAAGGTATAACCGTCAATGAAGCGCAAAGCGTGCTGATCTCACAAGAGTTTGCGCAGCTTCGAGCGGCGTATTTGGCCGAGCAAGAAAGCACCGTTACGATTGGCGGCCGAATAATTCAGTACGAGCCGAATATACCCCCCTCTATATCAGCCATGACTGACTTCAAGGGAAATGGCTTTTCAATAGGTCCAGGGGCCTTTGCAACGCCGCAGGAGACGCAAGCAACAATATTGCAGGAGCTGTACAGGCTAAATACTACGGAAGCGGGAGCCATCGGTGTCCATTCAGGTGAGTCAAGCGCTGTCGAAACCGCCGCCGCTCGGGCATTCGCGAAAAAAATCCTTCAAATGGGAGTTATGGATCAATGATTGAAATCAGCGCGGAAAGACGGCGCTGGATCGAAGCGGCAAAAATCCTGGCGGTCGATCCGAAGGCGGCCGTCCCTTGCCCAGCATGCGGTCAGGGAATTTTGCAAGTCATAGATGCCGGCGATGCCGAGAGGACGGACCGGTATATGCAATGCCACGTGTGTCGCGCGTATGAGATTATGACGCTTATAAAACCCCATCCATGATTTAGGCGGCGGCGGCCTGTGCGCTTGTCGTGTCGCGTCGAAGCGTTTCGTGCGCTGCGATTTTTTGACCGAATATTTCTCCGCCACGTCATAGCCATGGCCATGGCCGCGCTGCGCCGCCAGCGCAGCTGATCGCTGCGTCGATTTCCTTTCACCATTTCGCCCGATCCCAGCCCTTCGAACGGCGCGCAGGGCGCCGGCCGGCGAACACCCATGCGCCGCGACAACGCAACAAGGAGTGCACAATGGATGACATGAACATCTTCGTCCCCATTACCAAGATCGATGCGGCGCAGCGCCTGGTTTACGGCGTCGTCACCGCGGAGAAGCCCGATGTTTCCGGAGAGGTCTGCGACTATGCCTCGACCAAGCCGCATTATCAGAAATGGTCGCGCAATTTCGCGTCCGCCACCGACGGCAAAAGTCTCGGCAATCTGCGCGCCATGCATTCCAATGTGGCGGCCGGCAAGCTGGTTGAGATCGCCTTCAACGACGAGCAAAGGCGCATCGAGATCTGCGGCAAGGTGGTCGACGACGCCGAGTGGGAAAAAGTCGAGCAGGGCGTCTATACCGGCTTCTCGCAAGGCGGCCGTTATCTCAAACGCTGGCCGGATCCGGACGAGCCGGCGCTGACGCGTTACACCGCCGAGCCCATGGAGGTGTCGCTGGTCGATCACCCGTGCCTGCCGGAAGCGACCTTTGCGGTGATCAAGGCCGACGGCTCGACCGAGCTGCGCAAGTTCAAGGACAATCCTTCGCTGGTGTCAGCCGCGCTGGCCGAGGCTCTCGCCAAAATCGGCGCGCGCCACTCCAAGGCCGACAAGGATCGCATCAAGCAAACCCACGATCTCCTGGTCGGGCTCGATCCGGATTGCTGCGCCGCGGCCGGGCCGGTCGCCGGCGCCAAGGTCGAGACGCGCCCGAAATTTTCGCCGCAGGCCGGCGAGGGCGCCGCCGAAGCTGCCGATGACGATGCGACGGCGAAGCTCGCAAAGGTCTTCGATCGCTCCTTGGCCAAGGCGATGCAGGCCGTGACCTCGCACATGGACGAGCTGGCCGCGCGCGTGAAGAAAATCGAAGCGCAGCCGCTGCCGCTCGGCACCACCTCGGTGCGCGTTGCCGAGAAGAGCGAGGACTCGATCTTTCCCAAGCCGGAAGCGCTGCTCGATCAGCCGGGCGCGCTCGAAGCGCTCGCCGAAGCCGCGATCCGCAAGGCGCAATCGCAGCCGATGCGCGCCATTCCGGGTTTTCGCCCGCGTCGAGACTAGACTCGCTTTCACCTGCCGTCATTCCGGGGCCGAGCGAAGCGAGGAGCCCGGAATCCATAACGCCCTCTCCTTTCCCTCCCCCGCGTGCGGGGGAGGGTGGGGTGGGGGCTATGGATTCCGGACTCGACGCTTCGCGTCGATTCGGAATGACGATCGAGAGTTTTCTCACGCAATCAAACACCAACCAACCACGGGAACCACACCATGTATCAGCCCAATCTGCCGCATTTCCTTGCCAAGTCGGCCTTGCCGCACACCATGCAGGATTACAGCGCCGCGCTGACCAATGCCGGCAGCTTCCTGCGCGAGATCGAGAAGGCGCACGCCAATCCGCTGCCCGGCGATCCGCTGGCGAAAACTACGTTTTCGGAATCGAATTCGCCGACCTCGGGCCTGACCTATTACGACCTCGAGACCGGCGCCAAATTCGTCTATCCGATGCTCACGCCGCTGCGCAACGAGATCCCGCGCGTCTCCGGCAAGGGCGGCATCCAGGCCAATTGGCGCGCGGTGACCGGCATCAACACCACGGGCCTGCGCATCGGCGTCTCCGGCGGCAACCGCGGCGGCATCAGCGCGGTGGCGACGCAGGATTACAGCGCCGCCTACAAGGGCATCGGCATCGAAACCTCGGTCGACTTCGAGGCGCAATATGCCGGCATGGGCTTTGACGACATCAAGGCGATCGGCGCCAAAATAGGTCTCGAAGCCTGCATGCTCGGCGAGGAGCTGCTTATTCTTGGCGGCAACACTTCGGTGCCGCTTGGCACCACGCCGACGCCGTCGCTGGCGCCGTCGACCTCCGGCGGCAGCCTCACCGCGGCCGCGAGTCCCTATAGCGTCATCTGCGTCGCGCTGTCGCTCGATGCCATCGTCAACGGTTCCATCACCGGCGGCATCCAGGGCGGGATCACGCGCAGCAACGCCGACGGTTCGTCGGATACGTTCGGCGGCGGCGCGGCCGGAAAATCGGCCAATGCCACGGCGTCGATCTCGTCGGGTACTTCGGGATCGATCGCCGCGAGCGTCGCGCCGGTCTCTGGCGCCATGGGTTATGCCTGGTTCTGGGGCGCGGCCGGCTCCGAAGTGCTCGGCGCCATCACCACCATCAATTCGCTGGTGATCACCGCCAACGCCGCTGGCACGCAGAGCGCGGCCTCGCTCGGCAGCTCCGACAATTCGACCAACGCGCTGGTGTTCGACGGCCTGCTCTACCAGGCGTTCAAGTCCGGCTCCAACGCCTATGTGCAATATCTCGCCACCGGCGCCGCCGGCACCGGCTCGACCTTGACGGGCGACGGCGCCGGCGGCGTCGTCGAGATCGATGCGGCGCTGAAGAACCGCTGGGACAATTACCGGCTCTCGCCCGACACCATGTGGGTCGGCTCGCAGGTCGCCAACGATCTGTCGAAGAAGATCCTCGCCGGCAACGCCAACGCGGCGCAGCGCTTCGTGTTCGATGCCGACCAGGGCGCGCTCGGCGGCGGCGTCATGGTGCGCACCTATCTCAACAAGTTCTCCATGGCCGGCCCGAAAGTGCTCGACATCCGCGTGCATCCCAACATGCCCGCCGGCGCGCTGTTGATGACTTCGCGCACCTTGCCCTATCCGCTGTCGAATGTCGGCAACGTCGTGCAGGTGCGCACCCGGCAGGACTACTACCAGATCGAATGGCCGCCGCGGGCGCGCCGCTACGAGACCGGCGTCTACGCCGACGAGGTGCTGCAGCACTATTTCCCGCCGTCCATGGCGGTGATCGCGAATATCGCGGCGGGGTAGTTTCGCGTCCCTTCTGCTCGACATTCCCGCGTTCGTCATGCGCGGGCGCGACCTCGGCATCCACGGAGCGTCCTCGCCGCATGGATTGGCCAGTCGCGCCCCGCGATGACGTGCTCATGAGATTAGCCCATGAAGCCGCCACTTCCGCGCACGTTGAGTGCCGTGCCGAGACTGCCGCACGTGCAGCTCGAAATCGCCAAGGCAATCCGTACGCTTACTGCGCAATCGGGCGACCAGTCGAGTGGGGCGCTGGAGACCGCAACCCCGGACGATTATCTTTCATTGGCAAGAACAACGCTCTACTCCACTCTACAAGAGGAACTTTGCAAGGCCGGCTTCCGCTCGGACCAACCGCGCTGGCGGAAGGGCGGTGGCCGGAGAAGCGGACGTTGGTCAGGAGGAGCTGGCAGTCTCATTGCGGATCAAGCTTATAGACGGTTGCGCGGAGGTCATCATTATGTACCCAAAGAACTCTTTGAAAAGTTATTTAAGCAGAATAAGCTGAAACCGGAAACTCGAAAGGTTTTCGATGAGGCGGTCACTGGCTCGCTTCCTAAAGGTCTTCACAAGAACGATAAGCCGCACAGAGAATATACGAAAGCAGTTTTGGGCTTGTGGCACCAATTCTTGACGAGGCACGGAATTAGGTCAGAAGACATGACGCCGGATCAAGCTCGGAAATTCATTTCCGAAGTTCTTCATTCAGACGATCCGAGAATTAGCCTTTTTAATGGGAGATTCCGGCGTTAGAAGAAGCGCAGAAGGTAGGTCGAAAACTATGAAATCAAAAATGGAAGGCCCGGAAGACGAGGATCGTCGCGAGGAAGCGCAACACAGCAAATTCGTGCTGCTTCGAGATCGAATAGAGAACCTGTTAGAGCGATATGGCCGTGCCGACTCTTTACCGGAGCTTGGCGACTTTTCGGCGCATTATGATTTCGTTCAATCAGATCAAGTGAAGGTCTCTGTCGCAAATCTTGACCTATTTCAGCCATTTATTGTCTATCAGCTGCAGGATATCGTGAAGGAATTTCCAGGATGGGAAATCGTATATACCGTAGCCCTCGACGATCATCTGAAGGATTGGCCTGACATGGGCTTGTATATTCGTGGTGATGAAATTATCGACACATTACAGCGGCAGTATTTTCCCAAAAAATATCAAAGCATCGAGTATGCAGACAGCAAACGCGGGACCGAACCTACTTGATGACTCGACGTGCGCGATTCGGCGCTTTGGATGCCGAGCGATTCGACTCAAACTATGTTCGCGATTATCGCCATTACACCAGTATCGCGACTGGCGTCTTTGCGGCAGCGGCGGGTGTCGATCTGGATGAATTCCTCATAGTCGTTGACGCCTACGCCGCACTTAAATCTAAATTCAGCCCTACCGAGCAGATGGATGAACGCTATACTCATTCGGCCAAGCAAGATGTCCAAGACACCATAAGAGGTTATCGGCTATATCAGTCCGGGCGCATCTCGACTGGGAAATGAATGGTCTCGAAATGCAAGGCGCGCGTGAGGATCGCATTCTCTATTGGCCGGTTGTCCTGACCGTTGCCTGGCCGTTGTTCTTTGTCCTCGTTTGTTTCATCGCTTCCCTCTTCACTTGGGCCGGCCTATCCGCCCTGTTATTTCTACCGCTTCAGGCCATGGTCCTGACATTGTGGGGAGCCTCGGGCCTTTTTGCTTGTTTGCTGTGCCTGGAGTGGGCGTACACGCGGGCTTGGCGTCGGCTTTTATCAACGTTGGTCTTGGCGCTAACCGTTATAGTCGTGGCACTCAATGTCAAATTTGTTTGGCGCGCCGGTGAAACGGCGGGCGACTACGCCCATTTTTTTTTGATGTATCCCAAATATCGTGCCGACATTTCGGAGCTGCCTGCCGGTGAGCCGCGGTTCGTGGTGTGGGAATGGGGCGGCTTTGCGAGCCATGGTTCCGGGGTCGCCTACGATGAGAGCGATGAGATCGCATCCGATCATCCATCCAAGGCCTGGCAAGAACGAGCCGATCGGCACGGCGTGCTTGGTCATGGTTATCCTCGGGCGATCGGTCATTTCTATTTTGTCGATCTGTACTGACGGCGTTCGGCGCACCTCGCGCAACTAGCGCTGTCTATATTCGCTGTCGAACGTCGGCAACGTCGTCCAGGTGCGGACCCGGCAGGACTACTACCATTCCGCGACGACCCAAAACACCCAGTCCCTTTTTTGGATAGCGACGCTAGGCCGGTGCTCGACGCCGGGCAGCGGCCGTTGCTTCGGCCGGCCGATTTGTCGCCGGAGACGCTTGTGCGCGAGGGGCTTGCCTATGACTTCAATGCCAGGCTCGCTGCCGCCGAACAGGGAGGCATGGATCAGGTAGCCACCATCTGGATGGACCTGGCGATCCAGTTGTCCAACTTCAAACACAGCGGGCCTTGGGACGCCGAAAGGATTTCGAGCGAGGGAGCTTACGTTAGCGACTATCACGACCCTGCCAATATGTTTATTGGCCGCTATATGGCCGCCACAGGGGTGCCGCAAAACGATGGTCTATTAATCGCAGATACGTACGCTCGCTTTTTTTCGAATTTCGAGGGACCTAAAGACGCGACCTATACGCACCTGTCGCAGCAGGATGTCGCCAACGTCAAAATGGGCTATGATCTCTATCGGTCGGGCCGTATTCGCCCGCAAAGATAACGAGGCGGTCATGACGCGCATGACGCGCGGTCGTGTTTTTTCTGGTCGGTCATTCTTTCCATCGCCTGCCCGGCGATCTTCATCCTTGTTTGGTCCGGTCCGCCGGAGCTGTGGATTGTCGGGACAGCTCTGGTTCTGGGGTTTTGGGCGCTGAGCGCATCATTCGCGCTTGCGCTTCTCGTCGGCTTTGCGCTGGGGCGGCGTTGGCTCTGGTGCTTGGCTGCTCTGCCTTTGCCTCTCACCGCGCTATTGGCATTTTTGAACCTTGGGCTTACTTGGCGTTCCGGGCAGGTCGCGGGTGACTACATCCACTTCCTCGCCAAATATCCCCACTATCGCAGCGAGATTTCCGCCCTGCCGTCCGGCGAACCGCGCCTGTTGGTCGACAATTGGGGCGGAGTGTTGATTATTTCACACAGCCTTGTCTACGATGAGAGCGACGAGATCGTGAAGCCGGACGCGGAGCGAACTGAAGCTTGGAAGAAAAGAGCCAGTCGAACCGAAGCTGAATGTGTGTACGGTTTCACTGCGATCGGCGGACACTTTTATCTCGTCGGTCTGAATTGTTAGCACTCCTACGCTATTGTTCGGTACGGCTTCCCGCAACCTTGAGCGCCTGCGTGCCAGCCGCGCAGCGTTAGCCGTCCCGCCCACCTGAAAATCACGAGGTTAGCCATGAAGCTGAAAGCGCCGGAAGGCGTCGGCGATCCATGCGTTTCAGGAACGGAGATCCAAAGATGAGGCCGTTTCGACATCCTTACGCCAAGGCGCGGCTCGTGTCCGTGCGATTTGACGCTATGCCCGACGATGAGATTGTCGCGGACGCGGATAAACCTCCAATCACCGTCGAAGACAACGCTTTTGTCTCTTGGTGGAAGCCAATTTGGCGCGAGCGAATTAAGATTTTATGCGGGGTTCCGGTTCGCGTGTTGGTGAATTACTCATCGCACGGCCCGCTTTATCTGGACGTCTCTCTAGGTTGGGGAAACTCTCGGTTCGTGGATAGATGAATCATTGAAAAACACCTTGGCCTCATCGTGGTGTTCGAGAGGGGCCGGCCGATATCGTCCACGACCAAGAAAATTTCTCACCTCCGTCATCCGAAGTCTTTCATAGACCGTGTGGTGCAACTTAGCGTCCGAAGGGACGTCTCGGACCTTGGGATGCCAGCGAAATGGCGTTCCACCTATGCCGACCATACATTCGTCATGCATCATCCCCGCGCTTGACGGAAAGCATTGCAACGCGGTCGATTGAATATTGACGCGGGTTTCGCTGGGCAACTCTTTGGAAATGAAGTCGGCCATCCATTTGAGAGCGATGTCCGAAAGACGGGACTCATTGTCGGGGTAGCTGCCGCCGATATCGGCGTGATTGCCTGCGAACCAGATTTGCTGGAATTGGTCGAGTTGGCCTGGGATTCCTTGAGGTACGGTCCCCGATCCGCCCCAGGGCACCCGGACGAAGTCGCTTCTATATTCGTCGATCGCCATGGCGTGACGAGCGAATTTGACGGTTTTGACGTAATGCAGGTCATAGCTCACGAACAAGTGAATCCCAGGTATGAAATGAATTAAAGTTGGAAGGTGAGTCCAGCCGAGCGCGGCCACTGTGTCCCAGAGTCCCATGAAATAGGGGATGACACCCGCCTCGGCGCCCGTCTGGCAACGGTAGGTATTACGGAACGTTTCTGCATCCTTATCCCGTCTAACGGTGTTCGAAATTGGCAACCCCCACTTGTAGACGAGACGAACCGCCGAGCGGGCCAATTTGCGAAGCTGTTTCGGGTCGAGGTTAAGTGGCTGACCGCTTTTCTCGATTGTTGGAATCCCTGCGATCTCCAGGACATGTGCAAGACAACGCACCGTGTAAGCGCCACGGCTGAAACCAAAAAGATAGATTCGGTCGCCTGGGCGCCAAACGCTGAGAATGACGACGTAGCAATCAATGATTTTCTTTGTCAGGCCGCCGCCAAAAGCCTGTTGAACGTTCTCTTTGAGCCGTTGCAGCCGTGAAGAGCGCCCCGGAATTGACGTGCCGATTCCGGGAACATAGAACGCCAGCTGCTGCTCGGGATCGATTGGCGAGTCCGGGCCGGCTCTCGTAGCCCGAAACAGTTTATACACATTGGTGCGACTTTCGTCGGGGAGAAGTCCTCCTTCGTTCCCTGTTCCATCAGCGAAAATCAAGATGTTCTTGGCCATGACGAAACCTTTCACTGTGTGAACGCCATTTTGCTCTTGAGCCTTTGCTCGGCAAGCACATCAGCCGACTTGTCAGACTAAACCTGACACCAGCACTTTGGCGTTTGCGGCGCAATCATTGAAACGAAATCACGAGGTTAGCCATGAAGCTGAAAGCGCCGGAAGGCGTCGGCGATCCATGCGTCGCCGGCGTCGTCATTGCGTCGCGCGAGGGCGTCTATGAGGTCGAGGCCGAAATCGGGGCGCTGTTGATCGAGTGCTTCGGCTTCATCGACGCCGGCGCCGAGCAGAAGCCCAAAGCCACGCCGCGGCGCCCGCGGGCGGCCGCGAAAAAGACCGCGGCGGAGGATTGACAATGGCCGCATCCGATCTCGCCACGCTCGCCGACGTCAAAACCTGGCTCGCCGGCTCGAGCGGCATCGGCTCGTCCGACGACGCGCTGATTTCGCGCCTGATCACCGATGTGAGCGGCGCCATCACCGCCTATCTCGGCCGGCCGTCGTTGACGCCGCGGCTGTTCATGGAGCGGCTCGACGGCAACGACAAGACGCGTTTGTTCCTGCGTCACTATCCGGTGCTGCAAGTCGTCACGGTGTTGATCGACACGGCCGTCGTGCCTGCGGCGGCGCCAGTCGGCATGCCGTCCGCCAAAGGCTATCTGCTCGAATCCTGGGACGGCTTGCCGCCCGGCCGGCCGCAGGCGCTGGATGTGTTTCGCACATTCTATCGCAAGGGCCGGCAGAACGTCGTGGTCGATTATACGGCCGGCTATGCGGTGGAGAATGAGGCCGCGAATGTGCCCACCTCGCCGGGACCGTATAGCGTCGCGGCGGCGGCGCCGCTCGGGCCGTGGGCCAGCGATGCCGGCGTCACTTATGCCAACGGCGCTGCGCTTGTGGCGGTGGCGAGCAATCCGGCCGCAGGCGAATATGCGGTCGCGAACGGCGCGTACACGTTCGCGGCCGCCGATGCCGGCGCCGCCGTGCTGATCTCCTACGGCTTCGTTCCGGCCGCGATCAACAATGCCTGCATCGAATGGGTGGCGGAGCGCTATCGCTACCGCACCCGCGTCGGCCAGAGCGCGCAGACCGTGCAAGGCCAGCAGACGGCGTCGTATAGTCTGAAGGATATTCCGGATTTTGTCCGCGCCTCGCTCGATCCCTATCGCAGCGTGGTGGGGGCGTGATGTTTCAGGTCGATCTGCTCGATGATTACAGCGCCAGCCTTGCCGGCATGCCCGACCGGGTGCGCCAGGCGCAGTCGAGCAAGGCCAATGTGCTCGCCGTGGCGTTGGAAGCGAAGATCCAGCAAAAGCTTTCCGGCGGCGTGCTCAATACGCGCAGCGGCGCGTTGGCGAGCTCGATCATCGCGACGGTCGACGAATCGTCGGCCGACGTCTCGGTCCGCATCGGCACATCCGGCGACGTCAAATACGCCGCGATCCAGGAATTCGGCGGCACCATTCCGCCGCACGAGATCGTGCCGGACAAAGCCAAGGCGCTCGCTTTCGCCATCGGCGGCAAGCAGGTCTTCGCCGCGCGGGTGAACCTGCCGGCGGTGACGCTGCCGGAGCGGTCTTACCTGCGCGCGTCGCTGGGGGAGATGGCGGAGGAGATTAGGGAAGAGTTCGGCGCGGCGGTCCTTGAGGCGACCAGGTGAACCTCAATTTCGCTTGTAGGCTTAGCCGCTTGACCTAATGTTCACGTTATGTTCCAATCCGCTGACGGAGCTATTTCCCATGTTTGCGATGCCGGGATTACGCGCATTTTCGCTCGTGGCAGACCGAGACGGTGGGGGCGTTTCTTGCGGCGCGCAGGGCGTTTTTGTCGATGGCGTACCGCTTCTGCGGCGAGAACGCGGAGTGGACCGGAATGGTCCGTGGACAGTTCGTCCATTGGCCGAGCTCAACGACGAACTGACTGCGCGTTACCGGCTTCCGATTGACGTCACAGCAAAGGCTGGTGCGTTGGCGCTGATAGCCAAGGCGTTCAACCGCAACGATCTCGCGCTGGCCGCAATTGCCACCGTGCAGATGCAGTTTCCCGATCCGCCGTCGCTGACGAAGGGCGCGGAATCCGTCGACGAGATCATGCAGCGCGCCTTGGAGCTGCACCGCAGCCATCTGCTCAAGGCGGAATGGGACCCGACCAAACATCCGCGCACTGGCACGCCGCCGAACCGTGCCTGGTTTGCGCCGGTGCCGAAAGAGCCGAAGCCGCTGCAAGCCAGTCCTGGAAGGAAAGGCTGGCCATTGCCAAAGGTGAACAAGGCGGTTCGAAAGTTTGTGCAATGGGCTTTGACGGTTGTAGAAAGAAATGAGGGACGTATCCTGCTCCTGGGTGTTGAGTTGAATCCATGGATTGACGTTTTTCTTTTGGCATTCAGCCCGGTTGAGCTGAACCAAGGCGAAGACCGGTTAACTGCCCAAATAAAGGCGGCCCTTCAGCCGCCGAAGAGTCTCGAAGAATTGCAGCATGAGCCGACGGAAAACATTCTCGGCTACGAGCAACATCATATTGTGAATCAAAACCCGGCAAACCTTGCTAAAAACGTCGTTGTAAAGTTTGGTCGGGAGCTCATCAACGATCCAAGCAATTTGGCCTGGGTCCCTCGCCTCAAGCATGAGCCGATTACGTCATATTATAACAGCGGATTGAATAAGGTCGGCGATTACGACGATAAAGTTGCCGAATTCGGCAACCTGACCGTTCGGGAGTATCTGAATACGCTGGACTTCGAGCGGCAGCGGCAAGAGGATCTTCGTATAATGCGAAAGTTCGGAGTCCTCAAATGACTGCAACCGATTACTCGCATCTTACGACCAACAATCTGTTGCAGAGATTTACCGATACAGCAAAGCGAGCCGGTTGGATATTTACTGCGGACAAGACAAAATTACTACCTACGCCGCAACGAGCAATGCTAATGCTGCAAATGCAGGCACTCGGTGCGGAGCTGCGAAATAGGGAACCAATTGAAAAGATACGCGAGCTTTTCGTGGATCAGGATCCTGACGTGCGAGGTTGGGCTGGGGGGCAATTCCTATCGGTGGATCCGGAGTGGGCGGATGCGACACTGACTGGATTATTTCGCAGTCTTACGACGCAAGAAGTATTGGCTTGGCGCCGTCGAATTTTGCAAAGGCGGCCACAAAAGCCTGATTTGCAGAAAATGTCCACGACGCAGCTGGTCGATAGCTTTGTGGATACCTGCGAGCGGTGCTACGGCACGACCAGATTCCTCACTGACGAGGAAAGCGGCGGCGTCAAGATGACGGCGTATAACAAAGTAATGGACGAGGTCCATACGATAGCGAGGGAATTGCATCGACGCAGCGAGCTCCAAGCGCTGGTTCCCTTATTCGATCACCCCATCATTACGGTTCGCGAAGAAGCGGCGGGGTACTGCCTGCTTGTCGCCACAGAACAAGCGATTGCAACGTTGGAAGCGGTTGAGGCCACTAAGGACAACCCCGAGTTTATGGCTGCTTCGTTTACCTTGGATCGCTGGCGGGACGGAACATATGGTCCATTTAAGATCTTCCCGAGGCCCACTCAGACTTGATGTGAGGCCAAGGCGTTTTTAGGTTGGAGATTTACGCGTCTCGACTTGTGCGGCTCAATTTGCTGCCCCAAGCGGGCATCAGGACAAGTTTTCACCACGGGTTTATGAGGAAACGCGATGACCACGGTCACCCGCGAACAGATTTCCGTTGCCTTTTTCAATCTCATCAAAGGCGCGGCGAGTTTCACGGCGACGAGCCGGCGCTTCGTGCATTGGGATCAGGTCAACGAGACGCAGATGCCGTTTCTGACCATGCTCAAGACCGGCGAGGTGCGCGGCAGGCAGAACGAGGGATTGCCGACGCTGACCATCAATGCCCATGTGTTCGTCTATCTCTCGGCCGGGATGGACCCGGAGGATACGCCGGATACTGCCATGAATGCGCTGCTTGACGCCGTCGATGCCGCGGTCGT